CCGCAGCCTCGGCGGTCGCAGAAGATTGACGTACATCCCTCCCCAGGCTGTCCAGTTGCCGCGCGGTAGCCAGTTCCATCCCTCCCAGGGTGATGCCGTCGTCATAGTCCACTACTACGGTCATCAGCGGGGCCATCGTGCCGTTCACGGTGGGCGGGTTGGTCACCTCCGTCACCAGGCCGCGCCCAGGGACGGACGGAGTAAGCACGGCGTGCATGCCCAGCGCGTAGGGCGTCATCTCGGTCCCTTCGCATACTTGGATGATAATGACATCCCCGCGCGTCAGGGGAATGCCCGGCGTGAATACCCACGTAGCCGTCTGGCCGCTGGACAGGTTGGACACATAGGCGGAGGTGCCGATCAGGCTGTAAGCGCCGTCCGTCAGCCGCCAAATCCGCAGGCAATACTGATTCAGGGCGGGATCGTCAAAAAAATACACGGTTGAAATACTCGTCAGGCGGCAGCTGTCGGACAGATGCCCGGCCAGAATCTCGTCTCCCCAGGTCATCGCGTAGCCTCCCACGATGGTCCAAGTGTCGGCGGCGTCCCCGCTGGACAAGGTGGATTGCCCGGTCACCGCTTCCAATTCCACGCCCGCATCCTTGAGCGCGGCCGGCAGCTGCGCGGCCAGGGCGCCGGCTATATTCTGCTGCGCGGTCTGTGAGGCACGTCCCACGGCAAGAACAGAATCGGCTTGCTTGTCCTGTATGGCAGTAACAGCCTCATTCCCGGCATCAACAATCTTCTTCTCCCCGTTGCTGACCGTTTCCGGCCAGGTGGCGGCCAGCGACTCCACAGCCGTTTTAGCGTCATGGGCACTCTTGGCGTCACGGTCCGCGTTGGTTGCGGATGTGTCGGCTGCGGCTGCAGAATCGGCGGCAGCATTTTTGGAGGCCCAGGCAGACCCTGCATAGCCTTCCGCCTCTTCGGCCCGTCCTGCAGCGGTGGCTACCGCGTCCGTTGCCGTCTTGGCCGCCTGGCTCGCCGTTTCTGCGTCCGCATGAGCATTCTTGGAAGCCTGGAGCGCATGATAGGCAAAAGCCTGTGCAGCAGTAGTAGCCATCCACTCCATACGGAGACGCATTGTCGCTTCCCCAGGCATAGCGACAAGCAGCGTCCGGTTCTTCATTGGCGGACCGCCTGCCAACTGTGCGACACGAGAAACACCGAGTACGGAAATATACCCGGAAAACAAAATTCTTTGGGAACCATCATCTGCCTGAACCAGGACATTGTAAGACCATCTTCCTTCTGGCAAGGCGGGGAATGAAAAAATCACCTCATTAGAAGACTCCCCCTTCTCAATGGAAATCTCTACCATCTCCTGATTGGCGGATACAATGCTCCCTGAAAAAATCACGCCGTCCAGAGAAACGGCTTCCCCTGCCATATCCCGAAACAGGGCAGGGAAGGAAAACGGAGTATTCTCCATGCAGGAAAAATGTTCCGTGACGCCCAGGAAATCTAACATGCCTCCCTCTTAGCACACATTTTTGCCGCACGAATACAACCGTAACTTGAACAAGCAAAAAAATCCGCTCCCTGCCGAAACAGGGAGCGGAACAAACAACAACGAATACCCTGGAAAGATAATTAAGCTCCAGCCGTCGCCTTCTCCTTACAAAGAATCTGCACGAAAGATTTTTCGTCTTTCCTGGAAGCCCCATACATGCAAGCGGCATCTGCTCGAACAACAGAAAGGTTCTGATACTTGTCCGGTCGCACGATAGAAAACTTCATCTGATCCCACGGAGAAAGAACCAGGCGGCTCTTGACCCACATCGGACAAATACGATTGCCGTCCTCATCAAACGGAAGCATATTCGTGACCAGGAATCGGACATTCAGCATTGGATTCACCTTGCCATGTTCCAGCACGGAAAAACCGTAATTCTTATTCTTCTGCTCCTCCCACATGATCATCTGCGCCTTCATCGTTGAGGAAATCGCCAGACAAAGAGTGTCGCCGGAAGCCTCGTCCCATGCGTAATTCTCTTCCAGCATGCGCTTGGCTTCAACAATCTGGTCCAGCAGGAACCCGGCAGGATTCTTCGTTCCATCCATCTTGAAATCAGCAGGAACAACCAGGCTTGGATCAAGATTGGTCAACGTGGCGCCTGAATTGCCCGTGTAATTAGGTGCAAGCATTCCCCCGCAAACACTATCCGAAGTTGTACGGATGCGGAACTTTCCGGGATTATCCGTATCGGGAACCACCCCAAGCAAAACCTGATCAAGCAGCCTCTTGCCGGCCTTCTTCATTTCCGCGATAAAATCGCTGATACTGAGTTCAAGGTCGTTCAATAGGATGTTGTCAATATCATCCTTGTGAAGAGAGTCCGCATAACGTTGAGGTTTAATTACACGCTTCCCCATGGAAAGCTCGTGCGGGCTGGCCTCTACGAATCTGTTGCCGATCTCCTTGAACTCCGTCTTACCCACATAGGGAATCTCCATATCTTTCCCGCGACCGGGGAGAACGGAACAATACGGCTCAAGAATAGACGTAACCTGTTGAATCTCACGCTCGAAAATTGTTGAATACTTCGTGCGGAGTATATCTGCAATAGAAAGATTAAACTCCATGCCCCTGTCATTGCACGGAACGTGACTGGAAACATACAATCACGACTTGAACAAAAACGCCCACGACTTGAACAAAACAATCAAAAGCGCAGCCTGGAAGCCTGTTCCTTGCTGTGCTCGTCGCGCAAATGACCATACACCCGCATGGCGAGAGCTCCACCGTCCTGGTGCCCCAGCCACTTGGCCACGGTCGGAATATCTACTCCCTGCTCAATACACGTCGTGGCGAAAAAATGGCGCAGATCATGCACCCGGACATGGGGCAACCCCAGGCGGACACAGGCATTTGTAAGAGCTTTCCTTGGGTTTTCAATAACGAACACAGGAGATGTTGCGGTCAAGTTATTGTTTGTTTTTTTCATCCGCTCAATCACATCCCGTAGAGCTGGGTTAATATACAATATCCGTCTTTTGACTGCATGTTTAATTGCCGGGACGGATATGGAGTCTTTTCCAATATCGCCCCATACCAAGCGTCGGGCTTCTTCAATCCGCAGACCAGAGTAGGCCAAAAAAGCCACCATATCTGCTGCAGGGGAATCAAGGCTCTTTTCCCGGTACTTTCGCAGTAAAGGAGCACGCCTGATTTCTTCTACAATACGAACAAATTCTTCTTTTCCCGGGATGAAAAATTCCGTCGGTTTCAGACTCAATCTCTCCAGTTTTGCGGTAGGGTCTGAAACTACGTACCCGGAATCCCTGAGCATAGCAAATATTTTTCGAACTGCACCAAGAGCTCCATTGGCCGTTCTTGGCGAACAACTCTGTGCTTTTTTGGTCCACCATAACCGGCACATATTGGCCGTGATGGCTTCCGCTGCCACATCTTGTTCAACCAGCTTGCGAGCATGCTCCGCGAAAAGCAGAGCAGATTCAAGGGCCCTAGGTTTAAGATTGGGCCTCATCTTTTGCTGGGCAATGTAGGTATCTACTGCTACATACCAAGAGATGTTTCCGATAGTCGGGGTATTTGTCCCCATCTCCTGCAAAAAGGCAGCCATTTTGGCAATAGCCTCATTTATATCCTTTGTTTTAAGTGAACGTCTTATCGTTTTTCGGCCACCTTGTCTGGAATCCACACGAGCATAGTAAATGCCAGAATTCTTTTCCCGGTACAAGTGGGCGTAATCGGTAGGCTCGAAGTATTGACGCATACCCATCTCTTGCCATTCCTGTGACCCCAACACAACATTTTTTCATTTTGACGTGTGGCCTGACGTGTGGCTAATCTAAAAACAGGGGAAAACAAAAACCGCTGTAAGCGTTTCATCTTACAGCGGTTAAAAATGGTCGGGTTGACAGGATTCGAACCTGCGACCCCCTGCACCCCATGCAGATTTTATCATTAAGGCAGACTAAAGTATTTTACCATATCATTGTAATTTCAATATTTTTGAAATTGGTCGTACATCTAAATTATATCTATTTAATGCTTGTGGCGTGTGGCTGACGTGTGGCTTTTCGGTGGAGTTTAGAAAAAGAGTGCATCCGCGCCTATGGCAAGTCCTCGTGTCTGGCGTGATTCTACCGCTTGGGCAGGCATGGCAACAGCTCCAACTGCTCCAACAAGTCCATTTTCATAAGCTTCCGCAAATGTCCTGAATGCGTCCGCGGCGTGAGAACACCTATTATGCAGGGGGGTATCCCGTTCAACACCATGTGCTCCTGCCGGGGCCTTCTGATAATTCTCCAGGGCATTTACGCCAGACATATATTCCACTCCGTCAATTTTCAGGGGCCGGGAGCATCGTTCATGAAAAATGCAATGATTCAGGAGGCGCCGTACCGCAAAAATACCATTCCACACATCGGAAATGCGCGGCACTACGGACACATTGAACCCTGCTCGCCTCAAATACACGTCAAAGGTAATCCCGTGGGGATCTCTCCTCCCTGCGTCGTGGGGAACCAGATGTTTGTAAATGGGGCCAAACATCACTTCCCACTTCGTGCGGATGAAATTGATATACCACTCCAAGGGCTTTTCATTGGCCTGCAAGCAATCCATCACGTAAAACTTGCCGTCTCCCCTCACCTGCCAGAGCCAGAGAACCATATAATCAGCCATGCCAATATCCCAGGACACATAATAGGGAGCCAGATCATCCTTTTCAAACTCGGCGCATAGTCGGCCCTTGGAACGTAATGCGTCCATGTAAGAACCATAAATGGATCCCTCCACCAATGCCTGAAACGCCTCTTCCGGTGTGGAAGGATATTCCTGACGGACCAATCCTCCAAATGTCTTGTGTTGGGAGGCGTACCAACGCTTCTGGGCATCATTCAGGGAAATGCCGCACCTTAACCTCAAATCCTCGAAATACTTCTGTAAATCCTCCGGGAAACTGCATCCATGCTCATCATCAGCTTCAAGGAAATACTCCGGATTCTTCCACCAGGGAAAGAAAAAAAACTTCCAATCCAGGGAAGAAAGAGGTTTGCCGACCATCTCCATGGACGCCTTGGTCATCTCGTAATTGAGGCCAAACTTTCCTCCCTCATGGGTGGATTCCCGGACAATCACGCCGTCTTTGGAAACGGCGTTCATGGCCCCTGTCACAATCTCGCGGGCCCTCAGAGGGGCATGGGCCGCGACGTATCCAAGTTCCGAGACATGCAAAAACTGAAATGTGCCGCCGCGGAGAGATGTGCCGGCTGTAATTTTACTCCCATTGGAAAAAGACACCGTCGTTTTGGAAGGCCTGGCTTGAATCTCCCCTTTGATGAGGCGTCCTAACTCGGCCAGGGCAAGGTCTTCTTCCGTGGGATCATCCGGTACATAGTCCAAACTCCTGTAAGCCAACTCAATTTTGCCAATCTTGCCTGTTCCATCCACCAAAGTTTTATCAATGATACCGCAATGGAAATTGGGCCGGAACAGGCTCATATCCAGCATCAGCATGGCTACATACGTGGAAATGCCCAGCTGGCGCGCTTTCAGAATGTCATTCCTGTACCATAACTGCTCATGAAGCCGCCGCTGGGCCCAATTCAACTGGAACCTTTGCATCTTGCCCTCTTTATTGATAATCCAGTACAAGTGATTTAACCTCCACACGCGGTCGGAAAGCTGTTCTTTCAGAATCTCTATATTATTATCCATTATGCCTGAATAGCTAATAAATTGAAATCGCGGTTGCCGGAAACGCGGATGCCCACCATGGAATCGTAATTCCAGCATCCATCAGCAACTAGAGAATGCCATCCCCTTGTTAAAAACGAAGACGGGGAACGGTCCAGTACATCCCAACGGGTTCCGTCAATGCTTACCTCAACACCATCCACCAGTGCATCAGAGCCAAAGAAAAACATCACTCCGCCGCTATGCTGGCGGCGTCCAGCAGCTTCAAGAGAAATCAGGGCGTTAGTCTCCAGCACAGACACAAAATCCCTGCCTCCCGGATCCTGAAACTCATTACCCGGCGCCAGCACCTCAATAAACCGTCCATCCTCCCGCGACACCAGGGCAAACAGCAAATCCGCCTGATCCCCATTGGGCAAAACGGCTACCCCTTCGAACACCCCATCTGTCGTGTACCGGTGCCAGGCATGCACCTGGTGCATGCTATTATAAGTCATCAGCGCCAGCACCCCGTCCCGGCGCACAAACACCGCCCGCGGCTCCGGCTTGCGCACAAAAGCAACACCCCGGCACCCGCCGCCGTCGGCCAGCACATGATCGGCAAACACCGTCAAATCGCGGGACACGAACCCGTCGCTCTCATAATCATACCCGTACTGATACACCCGTCCGCCGCCCCTCTCCACATACAGCACCTTATCGGTCGCCATCAGGGCTGGTACATCGGAAGACCCCACAAACCCGTGGCTGTCCGCCCGCGCATTGGAGTAAGTCATCACCCCCTGGCCGCCGGACACCGCCCACTCCGCGTCCGCCGTCCCCAGCAGCAGCCGGGAACTCTGCGCCATCAGCCAGCAAATCCTGTTTTGCGTTGTGGTGCTCAACGTCAAAGCCAGCGCGGAATCATCCTGCTTCCCCACCTCGAAACTGTTGAGGTCATCCGTCTTGCTCAACCACACCGTCTGCGGCTGGGCCTGCGTAGCGGCCAATACCAGGCGCTGCTGAAACACATCCACGAGGGAAGGAAACCCGTACACCCCCCGGAACGCCGCGAAACTCCACATCAACGACTCCCCGGACGGGGGAACCCCCTCCGGAACCGCGGAAATATTATCCCAAAGAGAATACTCCGCGGAAGCCGCCACCTCGGCAGCCTCTGCCTCC